GTGATGTATTAACCATCACTGCCGCTGCTGGTGAGTCTTATATTTTATACTTGGTATAATGGCATTAGGGTTAGGATTAGGACTACAAAATGAAAACAAGGTTTTAGAAGCGTTTAGCTTGACTGATCTTTCTGGGCTTAAGCTTTGGTTGAAGTATGATACTGGAATAACTTTAAATGTTAGTAGCGTTTCTAGCTGGGCTGATCAGTCTGGTGAAAGTAATAACGCTGTGCAAGCAGATTCTGATAGACAACCAAATTATGGTTCTGGTGATATTATATTTGATGGTACTGATGATAGATTTGAATTGACTTCACAAATAAGTCTTTCTTCTTTTAGCACTTTTATGGTTATAAATCCTGATGCTATTGCATCTATGGGTGTTTTTGGTTCTGCTGCTAATCAATGTGTTAGAGTTCATCAAGGTGATGATGAAGATAGAGTTACTGTAAAGGGTGTCGCTGGAGATTCAGATCAATTAAACTTAACCCAAGATTTACCTTTAGGAAACTTTCTATTATCTATTACTAGAGATGGAAGCGGTTCAACAGATAATGTTAGAGTTTTTATAAATACAACAGACGTAACAGATACGGCTAGAGATAGTATGATCCCAGCTCCGCTTACAGTTAACACTGTTGGATCTTGTACAGGCGCGTTTCTTCCTTTTGATGGAACAATAAACGAATTAGCAATATATAATACATTACTTACTGGCGACGAAATAAGTGATGTTCAAAACAACATAATGTCCAGAAACGGACTATAATAGTAATTAATTAAATTAAATAAAATCATGGCAAAAAGAAAGACGCCGAAGGTGGCTAACCTTAGAAAAGACAAGATTAGTGACGAGCAACTGCGAAGGATGCAATCACTAGTAAAAGCAATAAGCACCACTCAGAATGATATAGGTGTTACTGAAACAAGAAAACACAACTTACTTCACCAGGTATTCGAATTACAAGACCTACTTTCTAAACTTCAAGGGGAGTTTCAAATAGAGTATGGAACTACAGATATTAGCATAGCTGATGGTAGTATAAACTACAAAGAAGATGGGCAAGCTAATTCGTAAGATAACAATAGGTAAGGATTACAAAGTTGACTCTATGCACTACTCTGTTGGACAGTTAGTGTATGGAGGTCATACTATATGTGATATATTAGAATCTAAAGAAAAATACAGTATATATATCAAGAAAGATAAAAATGTATTGCCTTGGAAAGACTTCAATAAAAACATGGCTGTTTCAATAGAGTACGATTTAGAGTATTAATGAAAGCACCTTTTGATTTTATTATTGAACCACTAGGTGGTAGATATAATAACTCTATAGATGTTGACGGTAAAAGTCTGATATTAAACACAGAGGTGTTTAACCACCAGTACGTAAATAGAGAAGCTAAAATAATATCTGTACCTACCATGTTAAAGACCGAATTAAAGGTTGGCGATATAGTAGTAGTGCATCATAATGTATTCAGAAGGTTTCACGACGTACGTGGTGTAGAAAGAAATAGTAGATCATACTTCAAGGAAGATAAATACTTTGTAACAGAAGATCAAATATTTCTTTACAAAAGGTGTGACAAGTGGCAAGCTTTAAATGGCTATGTTTTTGTTAAGCCTATAAAAAATATTGATATATTTAGCGAATCAAAAGAAAGACCACATATAGGTATAGTCAAGTATACTGACGGCAGCCAAAATATTGGTGAATTAGTAGGTTTTTTACCTTACAATGAATTTGAATTTATAATAGATGAAGAACGCTTTTACAGGGTTCTATCTAAAGACATTACAATTAAATATGAATATCAAGGAGACGAAGAAGAGTATAATCCAAGCTGGGCATAAAGCTGTTGAAGAACTTATTAAGGTTGCTAAAGAAGCTATTGTTGATGGTAATGATGATATTACTGCCGATAGACTTAAGAACGCTGCTGCTACAAAGAAGCTCGCTATCTTTGATGCCTTTGAGATACTTAATCGTATTCAAGAAGAACAAGATTTGCTTGATGGTAAGGCTCCTGAAGATAAGAAAGAAAAAGTTTTTAAAGGTTTTGCAGAAGGTAGATCTAAATAATGTACGAACAAACTTTATATAAAGTAATAGATCCAATTAGATCTAACGCCATTAAAAGACTTAATAAGTCTAAGAAGTGGAAATACGGTTATGACAAAGAGCATGACGTAGTTGTTATATCTAAAACTGGGCAGATAGGTGAGATATATGAAATCGAAGGATTAAAAATAGCTTTACCTAAAGCTCCATCCAATGTTTACGAGCATGAGACTAAAAAGTGGGTTGCGTTTGAAAATCCTAAAGCATTATCTAAGCTAAAGAATATATTTGACTGGAGAGATTACCCTGAAGATCAAAAAGATCAATGGTATGGATATATCGACGAAGAGTTTCAACGTAGAGAAGATGGTTTCTGGTTCAATAATGACGGAGACAACACTTATATCACTGGTACTCATTACATGTACTTACAGTGGACTAAGATTGATATAGGTTGTCCAGACTTCAGAGAATCTAATAGATTATTCTTTATATTCTGGGAAGCTTGTAAAGCTGATACAAGATGTTACGGTATGTGTTATCTTAAGAATAGACGTTCTGGTTTTTCTTTTATGAGTTCCGCAGAAACAGTAAATCAAGCTACAATATCAAGTGATGCTAGGTTTGGTATATTATCCAAGTCTGGTGCAGATGCAAAGAAAATGTTTACGGATAAGGTTGTACCTATATCTATTAATTACCCTTTCTTTTTTAAACCTGTTCAAGATGGTATGGATAGACCTAAGTCTGAACTAGCTTATCGTGTACCAGCCTCTAAGTTTACTAGAAAGAAAATACAATCTAAAGAAAGTCTAGAAGAAATAAAAGGACTAGATACTACTATAGACTGGAAAAACACAGGAGACAATAGTTATGATGGTGAAAAACTTGCTTTATTAGTCCACGATGAAAGTGGTAAGTGGGAAAAGCCAGATAATATATTAAACAACTGGAGGGTTACAAAAACCTGCCTTAGATTAGGTAGTAGAATCATTGGTAAGTGTATGATGGGTTCAACGTCAAATGCTTTAGATAAAGGTGGTTCTAATTTTAAGAAATTATATAACGACAGTGATGTCACAAAAAGAAATGCAAATGGTCAAACACGTTCTGGTTTATACTCTCTGTTTATCCCAATGGAATGGAACTATGAGGGCTTCATTGATGAATTTGGAAAACCTGTCTTCGATACTCCCCGACGCGACGTTCGTGGACCCGACGGTGAACTAATAGACGTAGGTATAATAGAGTATTGGAACAATGAAGTAGAAGGTTTAAAAGGGGATCAAGATGGTTTAAATGAATTTTATCGTCAGTTTCCAAGAACCAAAGAACATGCCTTTAGAGATGAAACTAAAAGCAGTCTATTTAATCTAACTAAAATATACGAGCAAATAGATTATAACGAAGGTATTAGAAATACTTCTGTAATAACAACAGGAAGCTTTCAATGGGTTAATGGAGTTAAAGATACGCAAGTAGTTTTTACACCTGATCCAAATGGAAGGTTTAAAGTTAGTTGGGTTCCGCCTAGAAATCTTCAAAATAGAGTGATAGTTAAGAATGGAATGAAATATCCTGGTAACGAACACGTTGGAGCATTTGGCTGTGACAGTTATGATATTAGTGGTACGGTTGATGGTAGAGGTTCTAATGGAGCGCTTCATGGTTTAACAAAGTTTTCAATGGAAGACGCACCTAGAAGTAGCTTTTTTTTAGAATACATAGCAAGACCTGCTACTGCAGAGATATTTTTTGAAGATGTTCTTATGGCTTTAGTTTTTTATGGTATGCCTATTTTGGCTGAGAATAACAAACCAAGACTATTATATTACTTAAGAAGAAGAGGTTACAGGGGATATTCTATGAATAGACCAGATAAGGCTTGGAATAAACTATCTGCAACTGAAAAAGAAGTTGGAGGTATGCCAAACTCAAGCGAAGATATTAAGCAAGCACATGCTGCTGCTATTGAAATGTACATTAACGACCACGTAGGTCACTTAGGTGATGGGAATTATGGTTCAGTATATTTTCAAGAAACACTGAATGATTGGGCTAAGTTTGATATAAATAAAAGAACAAAGCATGATGCATCTATTAGCTCAGGGTTAGCTATAATAGCGTGCAATAGACATTTATACACACCAGATAAACCAAAGGTAAAAATAAAACAATTTAGTATAGGTTTTTCAAGATATAAGAACGATGGATCGTCATCACAAATAATTAAAGATTAAATATGTCTGAGTCAGTTATTAAAAGCACCTTTCCTAGTCAAGTCGTTAGCGACTTAGAGAAGATTAGCTATGATTATGGTATGAAGGTGGCTAAAGCTATTGAGCAAGAGTGGTTTAGTGATAGCTATAGTAGTTATAGTAATTATAGGTATCAAGACAATCAAGCAAATTTCCATAGGCTTAGATTATATGCTAGAGGAGAACAATCAATACAAAAATACAAAGATGAGTTATCTATAAATGGTGATTTGTCTTATTTGAATTTAGACTGGAAGCCAGTACCCATTATCCCCAAGTTTGTTGATATTGTAGTTAATGGTATTGCAGATAGAACTTACGATATAAAAGCTTATTCTCAAGATCCTTTTGGCGTAGAGAAAAGAACTGAGTACATGGAGGCTATACTAGCTGATATGCGAGCTAAAGAAATAAACGACTTTTCTGAACAAGCGTTAGGTGTAAATATAAGAAACTTTGAGCAAGACGACTTACCTGAGAATGAAGATGAGTTAGCATT